AACGAGCGTGAGTTGACGAATTTAAATATCCATGAAGTTAAAGGGTTCCGGGGCGACAAGCTGTCACGTTTCCGAGGTACACTTGGTATTCTTGAACACAAGAAGGTGGTGTTTAACAAATATCGCAAGTTTGATGCGCTGTTTGAACAGTTGATTAATGTGGGTGCTACGTCTCACGACGACTTACTAGATGCTTACACGCATCTAATCACTTTTCTCCAACGCCGTGGTAGTTTCTCAATCGAGTACTGATATGCGGAAGATCTGGGTCGCAATTACAGCCCACCGTCCTTTAGATCGTTTAAATGTTTTGTTAGACACTATTTTTCAATACACTTTATTTCCGTTTAAAGTTACTATTTGTGTTTACATTGATTACGACTCTCAAGACAGCTTAGAGTTTTTAGAACGTTCTGTCAGTATTTTTGACAATGTAGATGTACAGGTTAAGGTTGCTAGCCCTGGCTACGAAGGTTGGTTTCTCACCTGGGCGCACAAAACAGACCTAGCACTAGAGATACTCAATAAGCGTCATGACTATTACATTTATCAAGAAAATGATATGACTTTGACGTTAGAGAATTTCAACTACTGGCTCGCGTGGAAGCCACGGCTGCACGAGCTGGGTTTTGAGCCTGGGTTTGTACGCTACGAAGAATATGACGGTATGTTAGTCCCTTTTGATAATCACTATGAGTATTCTTTAGTTAAAAAAACACCTAATGTTTGGGCGGATGTAGGGTTTACTGTTCCTAAGATTTTAGTTGTTGATCATGAAATTAGTGTATTTGTACAAGCTGCAAATCCGTATTACGGAGCGATGATTTTAGATCAACACGATGCTATGCAATACATTCGTTCCGACAGCTATGATCCGCAGAAAAGTTACGAGCGCATCGGTATTAGAAACTGGCCGATTGCTGATAGAAGTTCCATGGGTTTAGCGTTTGAGGGTGTCCCAGCGGGGTACGAGCACCGTCGCTGCGTTCCCTTGGTGAAAAAAGATGGAAAGTATACGCTCAAAACATCAAGTTTGATTAAACATAACGACTATAAATACGCGCCAGAACTTAGAAGAAAAGGGGTTAAAGTCATGGACTACAAAGATATGTTTGTCTTACAGTGAAACTTTCGCGAGGTGCAGAGTACGTAAAAGTCTGCTATATTCTCGATGGTCTCAACTGCACTCAGGTGCTTAAAAGGCCAGACGCATATCTGTTACGCAAGTATCTAGCTAAGCATGACGGAACAATCTACTGGTTCAATGCAGCCTAATGATCTGACTGGCGTCCTTGACGAGCGTGGCAGTCGGTACGGAAGTTTTCGCGGCCACGCTGAAGTGACTCAACGGCTAAAAGAAGTCTTCTGGGAGGAGCTGGCAAAGAGAAATAAAAAGTTAGATGCTGATCAAATGGAAGCTTTAGAGATGATTATGCACAAAATTGGTAGAATTATTAATGGTGACGCTGATTATGATGATTCTTGGAGAGACATTGCAGGGTACGCTATGTTAGTCTGCGATCGTTTGAATGGAGTTATTCGCTAGTACAATCCTGGCGTTTAGGCTAGACTTACAGAAATAGTTTTTTGATATGGATCTTCGAGCGTTTGGTGGGGTTTATCCGTATCGAGCTGAAGTTCCGTACGCTAGCGGTTTTGGGTTTGCTCCAGATCCTACGGGAGCGAGCGGCGTTCAGTTTGCTGCGTGTAGAGCCTTGTTTATAGAAGCCAAATCCAGTGGAGCAAAAGGTTTTCTCGCTGTGCAGCTCTCTGATGCTCCAGGTCAGATTTTGCGGGCAGATCATCTCGTAGGAGACACGATATACCCTATATCTTGTACAGCTGTCTCCAGTGGAGACGTTGAAGGCGTTTTTGTGCTCTACTAATGGCTGAAATCGCTAAGAAACGGGATCCTCAAAAGTGGGCGAGAGCCAAGGCTAAGGCTCGGGCCAAACTTGGCGGCCACAGTGCGCGAGCGATGCAGCTTGCGACTAAATACTATAAAGATATGGGTGGGTCTTATGAAGGTAAAAAGTCTTCTAAGAACCGTCTGTCTAAATGGAGCAAGGAGGATTGGCAGACTCGCGAAGAGTACGAAAAGTCCGATAAGTGAGTTCCGTGGAGCACTCTGATTCTCTAAAGCCAAAGCTGTTTCTAGAGAAAACAGTAACGACTTTGGTTGAGAGCTGCCCCACGGCCACCGTGGATATTGAAGAAAACATCAAAAACCGAAACTGGACAATAGACAAATTTAAATACGGTCCCCTCAACCCGGATTATCCCGATCCTGGTTTTTGGGAAGCTAAAGCAGACATGTGGAACACAGATATTGATCATGCGATGTCAGCTCGCTGCGGAAACTGTGCGGCCTTCGATCAGTCTCCGCGAGTTTTAGAGTGTATTATGGAGGGAATTAATGAAAATCGCGCTGCTCATCCCGAAGACGTAATGGAGTTAGCCGATCTTGGATACTGTCAGTTATTTAAATTCAAGTGCGCGGCTAAGCGCAGTTGCGACGCGTGGGTTCACGGAGGCCCGATTCAGTAATGGCTGATTTAGCTAGAGAAAAAGGGCGCACTGAACGGTATTTACCCCGTGCCGCTTGGGCACAGCTCAGCCCAGAGGAGCGCAGAGCTACAGACGAGAAGAAGAAACAGGCCACGAGTGGTGATAAACCCGTGAACACAAGGGTTTCGAACACGGAAGCGGCGAAAGAAGCGAGACGTAAGGCTTCGCTGTACGCGGCTCGCAAAAAATCCAACTGATTTGGCCTGAAAAGCAGTTGTGTATTAGCATAGTGTCAGCTTTGAGCGGCTGATGCTTTTTGATTGCTTCCTGTATTTCAATGAAAAGGAGCTTCTTGAGCTTCGCTATGAAATTTTAAAGGACGTTGTAGACGGTTTTATCATCACAGACGCAAACAGAACGTTTAAAGGCGACCCAAAACCGTTCACTTGCGTAGAAACTCTGCGTGAGTTGGGCATTCCTGAAGACAAAGTGCAGGTTTTGCACGTTGAATTACCTTCTAAAGAGGAAATTTTGAACCCGTGGATGCGGGAATACGCTCAGCGAGACGCTTTGGCGGTCGGAATGCGTATGACACCCCCCGATTCGGTGTTTTTCTTCAGTGATGTCGATGAGATTCCTCGACCGGACTCTCTTTTGGAGGCTGTAGAGCTGGCAAAACAGAGTCCAGAGCGCTGTGTTCGGCTGTCAATGCCAATGTTTTATGGTCGTGCCGATTTGCGCGTCGTAAACCCTGACGGCAAGCCTGATGAAGCACCGAATAACTGGATTTGCGGCACTGTTGTACTTCATCAGCACCTAGAGCAGAGTCTTTCGCAGATTCGAATGAACGTAAACGATATTGTTGTTGGGGATTGCGACGCTGGCTGGCATTTTTCTTGGATGGGGGACGCCGAACGGCTAAAAACTAAGGTGCAGTCGTTCTCCCACTGCTATGACGACATCCCAAACTCCGTGGCTCCGGCCAACAGCAAAGAAATGCTAGATTTTATGGATTCATACAGAGCTACTGCGGGAGCTACAGATCCTCTGGGGCGTACAGATCATATTTTGATCGATTACCCGCATGAGTCTTTGCCTCCTGAGCTGTTTAGAATAGATCGAGTCAGAAGTTTCCTGCTTCCGGCTTCGAATTGACGGTAAACGGGTCTAGATCTAATGCCTGCTGACAATCTGAGCGTTCGTAGCCGCTTTAGTGAGATTCTTGAGGCTGCTCGCACTCAGGATCGCAGCAAGCAGTCAGCGACTATGGTTGTGTTGGGCCATCTGCAGCAGATGGTCCTTTTGATGCTCAAAAAAGGGCTGTTTTTCTACTGCGATCAAGATACATACGAGGCACGAACTAAATTTTTACAGAATCTGATTGAATTGAACCGGCTGGATATTCGTTTTCCAGCCATTATTAGGAATTTCCTGATCGACGGGTGTGGTTTGTTTTATTTCAGGCCAGATCAGAAACTTAAGTACCAGATTTACTTCTTTAACAAAGATCAATACAGAGTTTACCATGATGTAAACGGCGCTATTGAAGAAGTCGTCATTCTGTACAGCTATAAAGTTCGTAATTCTATGCTGGGACTTCCCAGTGAATCGATTGGTCAAAATAAACGCTACGTACGTCTGTCTTTGACGGCAGATACTGTTTCTGAGTACGAATCGAACACAGAACTGAGTTTTGACCTTGAGCCTGGTGGTTTGCTGACGCCTAAGAGTCAAAAACCAAATGTGCTTGGGTTTATTCCCGCCGTGGAAGTGTTAAATAAGCCAAACGCTAGCGGTACGGAGGGTGAGGGGGAGTTTGAGCAGTTCATGGAAGCAGTTGTGCTCCATGATCAGATGATGAGCAACATTGCCAAGAACATTGAGTTCTTTGGCAATCCCACGCTTGTTAGCTCCCGGCCTCGCAGTGATCTGGTTGAAGCAACAGGCGCGGATCGTAACTTCCGACCGACTATTAGTAGTCAGAGCGGTTTCGGCGGAATCGATACTCCATCTACGCGAGTTTCCGAACCTTTTGGCGCTAGTAGTGCGTTTGGCGGTCTGCGGGTTCCACGAATCATTGCCAACGTTGAACCTTCTGACCGGGTTGGTTTCTTGACGCCTGACCCGGTGAACGGGGACATGAACCGTTATGCCCTGCTGCTGCGCGAAGAAATTCGTACAGCGCTAGGCGGCGTGGATGAGATTTCGATCTCAGCAGGCGCAACTGCAACGGAAATTAAAGGTCTGATGGGTCGGGCTCAGGCCACGGCCATGCGGAAAAATAAGAGCTTCTTGACCTACGGGTTCTGCAAGCTTCTTGAAATGATTCTGTATCATCAGGAAAATGTATTCCGTCAGACGTTTGTAGAAGTTACAGGACTGAAGGCGCCTAAGCCTCCGACTGAGCAGACCCAAGAAGCGATTGCTCGGTACGAAAACCGAATAGCGAAGTTCGAGCAGGATGTCGATCGAAAGATTGCTGAGGCGCTTGAAAATAACAAGATCCCGCGTGGTGTGTACGGATTACCTCCAGACGGTGATCGCACAGTTTCGTATAGATTCCAAGGTGATGTCTACGAAGATACAGCGTATGACATTAACCAAAAGTCTATTGTTGTTCGGAACTTACAAGAACTTGGTGTTGACAGC